AAAGAGCTATCTGATGAAGAAATGGTAAATGCAACATTGAAGATAGCAGATTTTATACAATCTAATATTAATAATTGGTATACAGGTTACGCAAGAAAATTTCATAATATAGATTCTCATAAATTTGAGATTAAGCAAGAAATGATAGCTAAAGCTGGATTATGGATAGCTAAAAAAAGATACGCTCAGTGGATTATAAACGACGAGGGGGTAAAAGTTAACAAGATAGATATCAAAGGATTAGACGTTATTAGATCCAATTATCCAGCCGTATTTAAAAACTTTATGGGTCAGGTATTAACAGATATATTATCAGGGAAAGATAATTTATACTTAGATAATAAAGTTTTGGATTTTAAGAAGAAATTAGAAACACATGATATCAACTCTATAGCCAAACCGACTGGAGTAAAGGGGTTAAGTAAATATACAATGAATCTAAAATTAAAACAATCTAAGTTAGATTACAGCCAAATAACAACAAATTTAAAATCGGAATATGAATTAGGAACGCCGGTTCATGTTAAAGCTGCATTATTTTACAATGATTTCCTACGATTAAATAATTTGAACAAGCAGTACGAAAGTATTAGGAGCGGTGATAAGATTAAGTGGGTTTACCTAAAAGACAATAAGTATAAATCATCGATCATAGCATTTAAAGGGTATAACGACCCCCCCGAAGTTTTAGATTTCATTAAAAAGTACATAGATTATAATAAGATCTTTGAGAGAGAATTAAAAACTAAATTAAATGATTTCTACGAATCGTTGAACTGGGGTAAGATCCCGGAATCACATCTAACAGGTGTATTTTTTGAATTTTAAAAATTAAAAATAAATGAAAAAGCAAGATTTACAAAATTTCATTTCGAAGTTTCATTTAGGTGGAGCTGTAGATTCTGTAAAATTAAAAACAGAAAATGGTAAAGCGGTAACTGATATCGTTAATGATCAAAAAATCCTAATTGGAAAAGTTACCCATAAAGATATTGATATTGAACCCGGTGAATACGGGCTTTACAATCTAACTCAATTTAATAGATTTGTTAGTGTTATGGATGAGGACGTTAATATAGCAGTCAATAAAAATAACGAAATTGCAACGTCTATAAATCTAAATGATAATGTAACTGATATTAATTATATTTTAGCTGATTTAGCAGTTATACCTATGGTTCCTAAATTAAAAGCAATCCCTGATTTCGAAGTTACGTTAAATATAGACAAAGATTTCGTCGATAGATTTTTAAAGTCAAATAATATAATAGTAGATTCTGAATATTTTACGTTGGAAAGTAACGGTACTGGTTTAAATGTAATATTTGGGTACAATGCAAATATTAATACTAGTAGAATTAAGTTTAAAGTTGCAATGGATGCTCTTAGCGGAGATTTAGAACCAACATCATTTTCGTCTAAAATATTTAGAGAACTTTTAGTAGCAAACAAGGATTTCAAAGAGGCCAAAATGAAGGTATCCGGTAAAGGTTTATTAAAGATTACATTTAAAGATGACAACTATTCAGCTGAATATTTTTTAATTGCATCAAATGTTAATAATTAATGATTACTAGACAAGCAAATACATTATGGGTGGAAGCTCATAGACCCAGTTCGATAGATAACTACATATGCACCACTCTAATGCACAATACAATACAGTCTTATATAGATAAACAGGACATACCACATCTGTTATTATACGGCGGTGCTGGTTGTGGAAAAACGACGTTAGCTAAACTGTTGATTAAGAATATAGAATGTGATTATATTTACATAAATGCATCTGATGAAAACAATGTAGATACCGTTAGAGAGAAGATTAAGAGCGCAGCATCATCTGTTGGGTTTAATCCATTAAAAATTATAATATTAGACGAAGCAGAATATTTAACACCAAATGCTCAGGCGGCCTTACGGAATCTAATGGAAACATTTTCAATGACAACACGATTTATATTAACGTGCAATTATGTTGAAAAAATCATAGACCCAATACAGAGTAGATGTCAATTATTTAATATCAATCCACCAAGTAAAGCGGATGTAGCTAAACACTTAATTAAAATATTTAAAGAAGAATCGATTGTACACGACAATGCAGATATAGTTACTTTAGTTAATTCTAGTTATCCGGATATAAGAAGAATAATAAACTCAGCTCAGCGTTTATCTGACGGTGGTATATTAAAACTAGATGATATAAGTTTAATTGAAACAAACTACACATCAAAAATAATTGAACTTTTAAAATCGAAAACAAGTATAAAAGATCGATTTAAAAGCATCAGAAAATATATTGCTGATAATCAAACAAAAGATTTTCAGTATTTATTTAGAGCATTATACGATGAGGCCGATACTTTATTTGAAGATTCAGAAATATCTATTTTAGATATAGCAGAGTATCAATATAAATCAGCTTTCGTTGTCGATCAAGAAATTAACATAATGGCGTTAATTATAAAATTATTAGTAAATATAAAAAAGTGAGTAAATATGACAAAAATTAAAGGTATAGATGGAAAAGATTTAGGTGGAGATCAGGCAACATCACCTCAGTTTGATTTAAGTAAGGCAACCGATTTTGAATGTTCAAACTGCAGCTGCAGATATTTTGAAACAGTATTCGCGTTCAAGAAAATGTCAGCTTTGGTATCACCAACGGGACAGGAATCAATGATACCAATACAAACATTTAGATGCACAGAATGTGGATTCATCGAAAAGGAATTTTTACCTAAATCATTTTAAGTGAAAAAACAAGCAACTTTATTTGATCATTTAAATAATATTTCATATTCTAAAAAAGATTGGAATACTTTATCTGAAATGGATAAAAAATCCTTTTCAGTGTATATGGTAAATAGATTTCTTTCTATGAATATGGATTATATAGATATTGTTAACGAAATACAGCAATATACAAATGGGCAACTAAAAAATAAAGAAATCTACAATATATATAAAAATATATTACCTAAGAAAAAAGGATTTTTTGGATATATTAAAGGATCAAAAAAAGCAAAATACAGTTCAGATTTATTAGAACGACTTAAAATATATTTTGAAGTTAGTTATCGAGAATTAGAAGATTATTTAAGTATTCTTTCGAAAGATGATATAATTGCAATACTACAAAAATTTGGGCATTCGGATAAAGAAATAAAGAAGATGATATGAGTATAGATTTTTACGATTTACCAAAAAGAACAGTTATCGATGATCTTAAAGATAAACACCCAGAAATTGCAAAAAAGATTGAAGCTATATTGCATGTAAAATATTTGGAATTTGCAGAACGGGCATTAAAAGATCCTAATTTTGTAGATTTAATGAGTAAAACAAAACGTCCAGATGAAACAGAGTAAAACTTTCCTTGATTTTAACGTAAGAACTGAAAAACCCCCTGGTGTAAAAACAATCAGTTGGTCACAGTTTACGATATACAGTAAATGTCCTCACCATTGGAAATTAAATTATGCCTTAGGGTTGCGAGAGTTCCATCATTCTATACATACGACATTCGGTACAGCATTTCACGAGACGCTTCAACATTACTTAACTGTTATGTTTAATGATAGCATTAAAGCAGCAAATGAAATCGATTTAAATAAAATGATGGCCGATCAATTATCTAAAGAATATAAAAATAATGTTCAAGATATGGGTAAGCATTACTCGACACCGGAAGAGTTAGGTGAATTCTATGCAGATGGGGTTGCTATTTTAGATTGGTTCAAGAAAAAAAGAGGAGCTTACTTTTCAACAAAAGGATATAAATTATTAGGTATTGAAATGCCATTGATGACTCCAGCATCCGAAACGAATCCAAATATATATATGAATGGTTTTATTGATATCGTTATCATGGATACTGATTTAGATAAGATAATAGTATATGACATTAAAACATCAACTCGCGGGTGGAATAAATATGAAAAGAACGATAAACATAAAACAAATCAACTAGTTTTATATAAATCATATTTCGCAGAACAGTACGGATTTCCGGAAGACAAAATTGACGTCAAATATTTTATATGTAAAAGGAAGTTAATTGAAAATTTTGCATATCCACAAAAACGCATACAAGAATTCATCCCAGCTAGCGGTAAACCAACAAGAAATAAACTAAGAAGTGAAATAAACCATTTTATTAGTAAGTGTTTTGATGATTCAGGTAATTATAATCTTAATTCGATATTTCCTGCAGTAGCTGGTAAAAAAGGTAATAATTGCAAATGGTGCGAATGGAAGAATGATTATGAAAAATGTCCACTGCAAAAAAGAATCCA